AACAGTGCTTCAGGGTCAAAAGCAACATCGTCGGGTGGCCGGTCAATTCATAAAGGGCGTCTTGGCCCCCTTTTTCAAGGTCCCTCGCCAGGCATTCACACCCTTCCACCGCCCGGATCACCTCCCGCATGGTAGAAGCAAGACGGGCATAGGTGACAGGGCCGGTATGATCAGGTTCACCGCCCAGGTAGAGCTGCTTCTGTTTGGGATCGGCCGGACCTGACGTTTGGCTGTCGGTACTCATTGGGCCACCTCCTCGGGTCCCTGCTCCTGCCGAAGCGCATCCCTTTCTTTTAGGCCTTCGCGGAGTTCTGCCTTAAGGGCCTTCCTTTCCTTGAATACTTTATCCTGCTGAACGTGCAGCGTGCGGAGATCGGCGTCCGCTTCGCAGATATTCTGACGGATGCTGGCGGCGGTCTTTTTCTTGTCCGCCAGCTTCTGGACAAGAGCCTCGCTGGGGTCTTCTATGCGGACCATGCACGGATTGCGCCTAGGCTTGATGCGCTCCAAATCTGCGATAACCGATTTCAGGCCCAATTGGCACAGGCCGTTCCTATAGTGGCGGCCCTCGTCGTCACATTCGTCCATATCGACCAGGATATCGTCTATTCCTCGTAGGGTTTTCCTTGCTCGGTAGAGAATGCTGTCGAATTCACGAAAAGTGATAAACTGATCATCGACGATGCCGAAGTCATCTTCCACTTCCACATTGTAGGCAATGGCGGGGACGCACAGTTCCGAAGTTTCGTTGTTGCTTTCGGGGGGGTCATTCGATAAGGTAGGCATAGCCTTAAACTCCTTTCTTGGAAGGGGTTGTGGGTCAGGCCCCCGGATGGTGGTAGGACACCGCCCGGGGGCCGCTTTGTTCAATCAATCTTCAGAATCTTTTCAATCTCGCTCCTGGGTATGCGCCAGACTCTCCCCAGTTTGACGCCTTTGATTTTACCATCCAGTAACCATTTATGGACGGTATTCTTATGAATTTTTAAGAATTCGGCCGCTTCCTCCACCGTAAAGGGGCGGGCAACCTTATCTTCTTCGGTCAAAACCATGTTCGCTCACTTTTATTTAATTTTAATAGATTATAATAGGGTATGAGCAATCTGTCAAGCGAATAAATGCGGCTTCACTGCCTCCAATTTTGGGGTGAGCGCAAAATTGCGCCCAGCGAAGGGCGCGAATACTATATCTTACCCGGCGGGGACACCCTCTCCCCCGATTTGGTGCCCTTTTAAGAAAAGTTCTCCCTCTTTTTGGTCGATGGTGAGAACAGGACAGGCTGGCACTTTGTTATACAAAGTGCAGCCTTCCATGGGAGAGCCCTAGCTGAAAGCGCCCCTCTCCGCGCCCCAGGGGGCTTGTCGCGGGCCTAATTAAGAGGGAGATGCTACTTCACAAAATATGGGGCTTGAAAAGGGAGATGTAGACAGCTATGATTGGGGCGGTGGCAGATCGGTCAATGGGAGCAGAGAAGGAAAAGGAGAAATTATGAAGAAAGCCATAAAGCCGGAAAGCCCAGCATTCAAGGTTGGAGATCTAGTAAAACTCAAATCCGGCGGCCCGACTATGACAGTGCACGGCATTGAGGGTAATGATCCCTTTCTCGGGCGTTCTAACGAGTATCATCAATATTATTGCGTATGGTTTGCTGGGAGTAAAAATCAGGGTGCGACTTTCACGGAAGAGGCCCTTCAGCATGCAGAACCGGAAGAAAAGAAGAAATGACTACCGCAGAAGATGTGGCCCGGTGGATGGTTGAGCAACTTGAGGAACAGCAATATCTTTACCAAGAGGTAGTGGTTGGTCAAATTGCTCAAGAATTTGGGGATAAATTCACATATTTAAATGAAAATGGCAATCTTGCCATTGATAAAAAGGTGCTGAGAGAGTTTAGAAAAATCACTGCCGCCATAGCAGTTTGGGAGCGATTTGAACGTATGTGGCGTAAACGTGAAGATTATGATTCTCCAGGTAGGAGTCAGGATTAAATTATAAATCTTTTCCGCCATTTGCCAACTCCACCATAAAAAGGGCGTCCACATTATGGACGCCCTTTTACCAAGAAAGGAAGCTGCAAGCCGGAACGGGCACCTGCCCGCGTTTTCGGAGTCCGGCGGCTCCGGGTCGGTCTTTTTGAGGGTGGAGAAACCCGCGCCTAATCCATCAAGACCTGTACCAATAGGCGCTTGCCTTGCCCGCTACTACCATGCGCGCTCTGAAAGTTTATAGCGTAATCCCCTTAAGCCTGGCCGCCGCCTTGGGGTGGAAAATGGCGAAGGAGCAGATCCACTCGATCAAGGTCGTGTAGTGGATGCCGCTCAAGCCCTGGTCAATGACCTCCAGGGGCCCGGCCTGGAGCCCGCCGACAAATTCACCGGCCCCGAAACGGACTGCGTAAATGTCATTGGTCATGATGGGCTCCCCGGTGGCGTCTTCCTCGATGATGCCGATGGGAATGCCGGCATAGGCGTCGATCTGAACGCCGAAGACGCTAGAGACAGTTTCAATGGCCTGACCGGCAGCCCGCCGCAAGGCATTGACTTTGCGCCGCGTCTCCTTGGTCATGAAAAGGACGTTGGGCGAACCGACCACAGAGTCGATCAATTCGTCGATCAGGGCCAAGGTCAGTGGTTCTCCGTCCGCATCCAACACTTGAGCCCCGGTCAACCGGTTTTCCAGGCCGTCGAAGCTCGTCGGGTCTGCGGAGGCATCGCCGGAGAAAAAGTATTTGGTGAAGTCCAGGGCGGCCGCCTTGGCTTTCATGGAGTCATGGACGGCTCGCAAGTCGTTCAAGTTGCCCTGAGTCTTGACTAGGGCCCGGTCATACTGGCTCAGGCCGCCGAAGACCTTCAGGGTCTCGACCTCCCGCTGGACCACGCCGGTCGATTCATCATAGGTTTCGTTGTAGTCGCGGAAGGCCACGCCGGGCAGAGTCTTTTCCCGGTTCCACTGGTAGGCGTTGCCGGCCACGTTCTGAAAGGGCAGATACTGCAGAACCGGGCTGGTCCTGGCAAAGACTTCGATAACACCGGCCTGCAAGGGGTCGGTCAAAAGTTTCCGTTGTTCAAGCAAAGTAAGAGAAGCCATGATTCAAACTCCTATTTGTAACCCGCGCTCAAAAGCTGCGTGGCGTTCAATTGGTTCAGGTCCGCCGGGGGTTTCCCGCCGGGCCTCTTGGTGTCCAATTCCGGGGCCGCCGGGGCCGAATGTTTCTTGAAGAGGCCAGCCTCACGGGCTTGACGGATCCAGGCCGCTTTGACCGCCGGCGGCAGGTCGGGCACCAGGGACCGGAACTCTTCGGGCAGGTCGCCCACCAGCTCGTCCACAACTCCCTTGAGGGCTTCCTCGGTGGCCTTGCGCTGTTCCACAACCTCTTTGAAACGGGCATAGGGAACGCTCTTGCCTTCAGAGGATGGATCAACCTCAGGGGCCGGGGGCATCGTTTTTTTCTCTTCGCCGTTGTCGCCGGCGGGGGCGTCATTCTTCGGGTCCATCTGCTACTCCTTTTACGCCGGATGGGCGAAAGTATGACAGGCTCGGCGGCAAGACCGGCTCGTCTGAAAACAATTTTATTTCCTCTTGGGTCTGCTGAAGCTGGCTGACCGCCTGCTCCCGGTCCAAATCGGGATTAAGGGCCATGAGAATATCCACTTTGGACATAATACCCATGTCCAAAAGTTCACGCCAATTGCGGGTTTTCTCAAATGGGGTCTGGCTGGGTTCAGGGTGGTAAAATTCACACCATAAGACGGCGGCCGGACTGAGGATCCTGGTCGGATTATGGGCGTTCCAAACCGTCCGGAAAAGGTCAAAAAGCTGGTCCTCATACTTGGCGAACAGGGCCAGGTCATCAGCCCGCATTTCCTCAAGTTCGGCGTTGCCCACCAGCTTGGCCCGGCCGGATTCTTCTGAAGGCTTGAGGTTCACGCTGGATGCGGAAAGGCCATTGGTCACGGCCGCCTGTCTCATCAATGTTTCTATGGCGGTCAAGGCTTCATCTATTGGGGCATTGGGCGAAGCAAAACCGATATCCGCTTTTTCCGGTAAGAATATGACCTTGCCGGGGCCTATGGTTAACCCGTCCCGCTCCATCCTCTCCCCGGGAGGGCTGCCCTTGATGTAAAAAATGGAGCAAGACTGAAGCCGCAGAGTAAACAGAAGGTCCGTCAAGATGGCGTTTATCGCTTCCTGGACCATGACCAGGTCGTTGGCCCCCGGCAACCAGAAATTATCCAAGGGCGGCTCTGCCCAAACCGGAATGAAGGGCGGGCGGCCGTATGGGTTGGGGTATTCCTCCAGGATTTGCCCTCGATAGTCCAGCCTCTGAAAGGTCTCCGCCGTCCAGCGCGAAAAGGTGACCGCCGAAGCCTGACCGTCAGGGTCATTACGGGTGACGATCACCTCCAGAAGGTCGGACGGAGTGTCACCCCAAACCACGTCCAGAATATCCGGAGTCAAGACGTCAAGCTCCATCTTTTCACCGCGCCAGACCGGCCGCAGCAGAAGAGTCCCCAGGAGCTTGGAGAGGCGATTGACCTGCTTCATCGCTACCGCCAGGCTGGCGGAAGTTTCAATCTCAGCGAAAATGGCCTGGTCGGCCTCGCTCCCTTCAATGCTTCGCTTGGCGTCCTTATTGTAAACCATGGCCAAGTTGCGGACGATTTTGCGGACCACGTTAACCCCAAGCGCGGTGCGCGCTTGGGCATTGATGTAATTTTTGTTCAAATAATCCCGGATATAAGATTCAAATTCGTTTTCATAGAACGCGAGTTGCTTTTGAGCCTGTTCTTTTCTCTGGCGGTCAGCCTGATCAACAGCCGCCTTGAGCGCCCTTGTGATCAGTTGTTCTGCTTGACTTTGAAAAAGCATCTTCCTTCCCCTGGTTAAATTATAGATATTTTAATATAAAAGTCAATAATTTCAATAATATAACTTGGTATCGTCCAGTAAAACCCAGTCATACATCATAAGCCCTGATAGGTGGTCAGGCCGCTATGCTTGACCAGGGAATGAAAGAAATTCGGCAAAGAAATTTCACTTTCCACCACGGTCCGTCGGTGCTGAAGGTGCATTTGCTGGACCTTCAGAAAGGCGGGGCAGCCTGGGCCGCAGTTCAGAATCAGGTCGCCTCCGCGCAGAAAACACAGGGGGGCGTGTCTGCTTTTGGATGAACAGATCACCGCGTCCAAGGTATAGGCGGCCAACTCCTTTTGCCGGGTGGCGAAGATGGACCAAGCCAGGGAATATACCCGGTCATCATGAACCCGGTCATTGATTCCGAACCGGGGCTGGCCGCCCTTCAATTCATAGGCGAAGGTTTCCATTTCCCGGGCCAAATCTGAGAGCTTGTCGGAAAAATGCAGCCGCCCTTCTTTGACGATGCGGAAAAGCTCGGTAAAGGCCGGGGTCTGGTTGGTATTGGTGGCGTGGATGACTTCGGCCGGGATTTGATTTTCCACCGCCCACAGGTAAATGTCTTGGCTGTTGTAGGATTCAAAAATTACATTCTCCAGCTTGAACTCTTTGTGATCTTCGGCCACGGCTTTTTTGATAAGTGGGGCCAGACTGCCCAAGATTGGTTTTTGATTGAGGACGTAATAATCCGGCTCCGCCCCGGACAGGCCGGCCACCTTGGCTGTGGATGTCCAGATGGTCGAGTCGCCATGCAGGCTGCCAAAATAGGCCCGGTCCAGGCCTCCGCCGACCACATAGGTCCGGCCGGCCGCCAGGATTTTGAGATCGTCGGCACTCACCGGGAGAGGTAAACGCTCTTGGCTGCGGGCAATGTCCACCGTCGCAAAAAGATTATTGTCGCTTGACGTCCGCTGGTTCAGGTGTTGGGTCTGGAAAGTGGCCGGGAGGAGTTGTTTGGCTCTGGACCGGAGCCAGTCTCGGCGGATCCAAGGCGGCGATTTTTCCAAGGCCTCGTCAAGATCACGGTACTCAATCCGCTTGACATAGACCGTTTCGTCTTCACCACTGGCCTGAAGATTCTCCAGGGTATGGAGGGGCCCGCCCACCGCGTCCACTGTTGAATCAACAAGCATCCAAGAGTTGAGGGAATCGCCCAAGGAAGAGGCCAAAATCTGCATGGCTTCATCAGAAAAAGCGGCGTGAAGCTCTGAACACCAGCCCACGGTGATTTTTTCACCATAGAGAGAGGCCGCATTGCTTGGCACGGCCCGGATAGTAGATTGCAGGGCCGGATATTCAATCGAATTCTGCAAAAGATTATCCCGGCCGATCTGGGCCAAGAGTGCCGGAGTATTTCGGATGATTCCCTTGATAATCCTGAAGGCGGTGCTCTTGGTCTGCTTTTCGCTGTTGGCCATAATGACGATGTTTTCATTGGGGTTGAGGCAGAACCGCCAGATGACCAGCAGGGCCAGCAGGATCGTTTTGGAATGACGGCGGGGAAAACTGAAGGCTATGGTCGTGTATTTCCATTGGCCGTCCGGCCGCCGTTCCAGAGCCCCACGGAGCGCCTCGACCTGGAACGGGGCCAGTTCGATAATTTCATACTTGCCCCTGGCGGTCAGAATGCGCGGCTTAATATCCTTCACCCATTGAAGGAAGCCAGCCACCCCATCCTGCCAAGCCTTGATAGTGACCGTGGTTACCTTTTGCATCTCTTTTCCCGTTTCATGTGTAACATGAAATCATCCATGAATGGCCTTTCTCACTTCCACCTCTTGGGGCGGATTGATTTGATTTTTTAAAATGTTCTTGTATCGAGTCTCGGCTTCCCGCAAGAACTTTGATAAAAGCGAGTAGGTCACATATTCAGCCGCTTGACGGCTCCCGGCAAAGAAGAAGGGAATGCCATAGCGCACCTGAAAGGCCAAAATGCTCTGACAAGCGCTGTGAGGATTCATGCTGCTCCGGTACTGCTTGGCTGTGAGCTCCAAAAAGCCGGACTCGACCACCACGGCGAAACAATCCAAGCCTCGAGCCCGGGCCAGTTCCCTTTCAAAGCGGTCCCGGTCGGCACCGGTCAGGCAGCCCAGCAAGTCGTTCAGGCTCTTCCGCTCTATGGCGATCTTGTCCTCAAGGCCGCTCAAGCTGTAGTCGCCGGTCGGCAATGTGCCGGTTGTGACCTCACAGTCCGGCCAGCGGTCGAAGCTGAAGGGAGTCTGTTCTCTGGAGTCAACAATGATTCGCATGTCGCTAGCCTTTTGTAAGGGCCGGCCCAGCGGCTAAACCGGGCCGGCCAGTTGGATCATTAAGACGTGGAGTATGTGTGGATATCACGAGCTACAGACGGTCTGGTTTTGAAGCCATATCTCTTGTCCGCTTCTAGCTCGTCAACGGCATGTTCCAGGCTCGCCAAAAGTTCAGCCGGCTTTTTGAACCCTTCACCATGCAGGCGTTCAACCACGGCTCGAAGGTCTTGAACAGGGCAACCGGTCGTGGTAACCCTGACAGGCTGGCCAGAGCGAGGGGCTTTGCCTTGGAGATACTTTTCCTCAACCCACTGGTCCACCAGCTTGGCGGTTGTGACCTTCCAGCCGGCAACGTCCACCAGGGGGAGGCCTTCTTCGATGAAGATATCCACCGCGTCAAGGTCGATTTGAAGATAGACTGCGAGTTCTTGGTTGTTGCTCAGAATCATAATGCTCTCCTTATTGTGCCAGCCCTTTGCTGGCGGTTGTTGCACCCTCAAGAGGGCTTGTCGTCTTCATCACTGGCTTCCATCACCAGGGCGGATATATCAAAATCGCCAGAAGTGCCCCTATTCGCCCCGCTGGCCGCCTTCTCGGCGTCAACCTTTGTCTCTGTCTGGATTAACAGCCGCGCCGCGTTTAGGAGGCTTTTCTGCGTTTCCTGCCAGTGGCCGGCCAAGAGAGGATTAAGCCCTCCATCGGGCAACAGGACCTGGAAGCCTGGCCGGCTGACTTCGGCAGTTATCGCCTGAGCTATAACCAGATTGACCGCCAAAGCGTCTCTGATCACACCTCGGGCCGCTTCAAGCGGGGCGCTGGCTATAGCAGAGCGGAGAGCGGTTATCCGTTTGGCCGGGGCCGTGCGGCCGTCAAGTCTGCCATTGTCTATGGCGCTGATCAATTCGCCTACATCCTGGGGGCGATCTTTTACGCTTCTGTCCCTTGTTCGGGATTTAATCAAGGGTTTGCCTGTGGCCTTTTTGGCAGTTTCGGTGTTCATTTTCTCCCTCTCTGCTGATGGCCAATCATCGGCTCATACAATTAAATCTACTGAAAATATTATATTTATCAAATATAGATTGGCTTGGGGAATCACTGGGGAACCACAGAGGCTGATTTCCCTGTGTTCCTGTTTGACTAGTAATCTTGTTACAATAGGGTGATTTTTTCATCTTCCCTCTGGTTTCTTTCTCAATATTCCCCCGCTGGCGGTCCCCAAAGGTAAGGGGGATATAACGGGGGGAGGTGTATCCCCCGTTTATATCCTCCCCTTTAGGGGAGGGGAATTGGGGGATGGGGTTATCTTTAAAAATCAAATACTTACAGATTCCCCCAAAGGCCGGGGTTTTGCTCAGTGGGGGAATTGAACAATTAATTGTTTTCATTTTCAAAATCAAAAACCCCGTTTTCTTGGGGAAATTGGGGGAACGGGGGATTGCTACCTGCAGTCCGTAGGATATACCCCCGGCCGCTAGGCTTTTTTTCAGCCACCAGCAACCCAGTTTCAAGGGCTTTTTCGGTAGCCTTTTTTGATCGTGTCCAGCCCCACCTAAATGCCGTTTGACCGGCAGTCTTTTCAGCAAGAGGCGGTTCTCCCGCTTCTTCTCTTCTGCGAACTTCTTCAATCAAACGCTCTGCATCGGACATCTCGGAGTCCGGCCCGGCCGGCTCCACTTGCTCAAAAAAACCGCCCTCTCCGTGCTCTAAATAATGGATTGCTTCGGATGGGCCTTCATTTTTTTTGCTCACCCGGAGCGCCACGAATTTCCCGGAAGATTGTCCTTGAGCTCTCTCGCCGATGACTTTCCGAGCGAATTCTTCCGATAGCGGGGCCATGTTTGCAACCCATCGAGCGCAGGCGGGAAGTGCTGAAGCACCACGAACAACCGCTTGACCCAAGGCTGTGTAAAGTTCATCCTTGGCGTTGACAAGTGAGCTTACGGTTTTATTGGTATGGTGTAAAAGAACAATGGCGCACTCGTGTTTGGCAATCAATTCTTCCAGGAGTCCGCAAGCTGCGGTAACGGCCGGGTTGTCATTTTCTGGAGTCGGGACAAGACGAGAGAAAGTGTCCAGGAACACTATGTCGGGGCCTATTCTATCGATCAGCCTGTCCAAGTCTCCATAACTTTCTGTCGGCCGCAGCCCACCCTGTCCGTCTGGTTCGACCAGATGGACACAGCCCGCAACAGAGAAAGCCCAGAACAGGCCAGCCGCCTCTTCCTGGACTTCTATTGGCAACCGTGCCAAGACTCCGTGCGCGCGCGCGTGAACTGTACGACCACTTTCTTCACCGGTCAGATAAAGGACTCTGAAAGGCCGTTCAATTTCCCATATTTCGAAAAATCGCTTCGCAGCGGCAAGGTGTGCCCCGAGTTGCATGGCCAGGAAACCCTTGCCGGTGCCCGGCGGGGCCACAATTACCGCCAGGGAACACAAGGGCAAGCTATCCTTTAAAGCCCAATCCGGTGGTTCAGGGTCAGAGGCGAGGTATTTCCGGCCAGAACCTTCATGGACCTTGATTGCTTGGATTGGCCGGGGGCGCGGAGGAGGCTCAATAACAGGGGCTTGGGAAAGGCGGTCCCTAAACTCGGCTTCGGTGAGTCCACCTTGAGACCATTGACTGCATAGGGCCAGCTGATCGGTTGGCCAGTAGAGATGTACTTTTGCGGCCCCAGCTTGATATAGAGCTTCCGGCCAGATAGTTTCTGCCTTATTTTTCCAAGGATCCGGGCTTTGTGCGGTAATCAAGATCACAAACTTTTTGCCGGTGACCGGTCTTACATCGTCGTGACGATGGTGAAGAATAGTCAACCCTGGATATTGGCGGCTCAGAGACTCGGCCTCTTCGGGCGAACCGGTGAGAACGATTATGTCAGCGCCTTTTTGGCTCATTGCTCTTGTCTTCTTTGAGCTCTTGCGCAGCCATAGCTTTAAGGCCAGCCTGGATTTTGGTGAGTTGCTCCGGGGTCAACCTAGCCATGGCCTGCAGGGCGAGTAGGCAATTTGTGGGGGTCGGCTCTGTAAATCCGGCCAGACCCGGTTCAAATTCAAGTGGCATCAGCAAGCCTCCGGGCGGACTAGGTGACGTTCAATCCAATCAAAAACGTCTTGGCGACGATAAATAACCCTTCGACCCAATTTTACATAAGGCAGGTCAGCCGCCAGCCCTGTTTTTTGGCTGATGGCTTTGTGAAATGTTGCAGCCTTTAGTCCGGTAAACTGGCAAAGCTCTTTGATGCTCAAGTTTTCGGGAATTGGGATTTCGTTTGACATATCATCATCTCCGCCAACTGGTTTGTCCCGGCTAATACAGCCTTTGCTTATTCTTGTAATGTCAGGATTTTGTCAGTATTTAAACGCAAAAAACCCCTCATGTTGACAATGAAGGGCTTGATTTTTCAGCAGAAAAAAATATTTAGTTTTCTGCTGCTATGTCAGGATTTGGTCAGGATGATATGTCAGTATTACATTTATTTGTCGTCGTCCTCATCTCCAGAATAATGCGATCTCTCAGCCGTCCTGATTCCCTGCAATTCTCTTTTGGCCGCCTTATTCATTTTCCATTCGCCGGCAAAGGCATAAAAGGACATTGCTATTTCTCTACCAGGATAACCTTTAGGAGCTTTTGCTCCACCATTATTTTCCCACCTATAAATTGTCCTTTCTTCAATACCTAAAGCGTTAGCTGCTTTCTTGGCAGAAATTTCAGCTTTTTTTCGTTTTTTCGGGACTGAATCAACAGACGAATCGTTCTTATCAGAATCCGGCGCCGGTTCCTCTATCTTTTCATTCTTGCTATTCGGCGGGTCGTCGAGGTCGAAGAAAAGTTTCTCAGAAAAAATATGCTTAAAAAAAAGAGCAACCAAATGCGTTGAGGAATGCTGAAGAAAAATCCATAAATCATTTTCAGTTTTGATACGTGATGGCATATCACCTAAATCGAGTAAGCTATAAAAATCTAGAGAGTCTAAAACTTCTCGAATTGGGAATTTCATGGTTTGATTCAAATTGTATTTGTCAGGGCAATAATCGCCGCCACTGGACCAAAAAAAATTACAGGCCTCTAGGCCTAAAACAATAGGTGGCAATATACTCTGGAGTGCAAATTTTAACTGATAAGAGCAAAAGCCGGTGGCTCTCCTCCATTGCCATTCTTCTGCGTAGTTGGGATTATTGTGCTCAATAGGGCCTTGTTTCTCCCGTCTAGGGCTGTAATTCTTATATTCATCATTAACACCGCATATAAAGTCAAAGAAAGCCGGATCATCCGTAGGAAGAGTCTCATCAATAAATGAGTTCCAAATATCACAGCCTAATTTGCATTGTTTTCTAAACTCCAGCCAAGACGAAAGCGCATGATGTTTCAGTCGGTCAAATCCATCCGAAAAAAAACCATTTTTCAGTCCCGGCGTCAACAAATCTCGATCAGAAGCCTTCCAAAGCACCGGCCCTCGCTCGGCTAGTTCAATCACCTGAGGGCGGATTAAGTCGTCGCTCTGTTGAAGTTCATAGGCGCTGATGTACCTGGGCATACTCTTTATCCCCTTCAACTCAGAAGCAGCCGCCAGTCGGTGTTCAGCACCTTGGCCAGACGCTTGGCCATTTCCTTGCCGATGGGCCGGCGGCCGTGCTCCATGTGGGATAAGTTTGAAACGCTGATGCCAGCCGCCTCGGCCAGTTGCTTTTGGGTCATGTCTTCCCGGTAGCGTAGCCCCTTGACGGCGTGACCGGCATGATGATCCGGGAAAAGCTCATCAATGGTGTACCACTCTTTTTCGGCCGGGCCCTGAGGTTCCAGCCGGGTTTCACTCTTGACTGAGCATTCCAATGCCTTCAGGGCCGCCTTGACCTTGGCCAGCTTGGCCATATTGCAAACCACGTTCAGAAGTATCTTTTCAGTACGGGGCTTTTTCGTGGGTTCCAACATAAATCACCTCGATTGCTCGCTCTTCATCTTTGAGTTCTCGCCAGACGGCCACATAAGTGGGGCGGCCTCGCTTCAGATGGCAATGGTGCAGGTCTTGATGGCCCTTGATTTTTCCGTAATGAGGCCAGCCTTGAGGCCTCGGGCCACCCGCTCTTAGTTCCCGCGCCAGTTGGCCAAAAGCCAGTCTGGCCGGTTCCGGCAAGTCAGGCAAGGCCTTGGCCACTTTGTTATGATTCTTCACCTGCCACATCTTACCAAATCCACCTTGATATAATTTAATAAATTTAAATCATATTGTCAACAGATGACAAACGGATCATTCCCCGCCCACCTGCCTCGGCCGGAATGGAATGATCCCATTGTCGGCCGGGGCCTTGTTCCAACCTTCGGCAATTTGCCCGCCGGTCTTTTCGGCCAGGTCGTGAACCGGGTTATTGGCCAGATGGGCATAGCGGGCTG